GTGTTGCAACCTGCGTACGCTAGCGTGCCAGAAGTACCTTTACTGCCAGCCCTTGATATATAAGGGATACAGAAGAACAACAAAAAAAACAGATAAAGAAGCTATAAATACATGAAAATGTATTATTCATCATAGTTATAAAGGTATAGAAAAATAATTAGATTAATATTTAATTATATGTTGTTATTCATTTATATAAATGTATAATTTAATTATGTTTAACATTTATGGAGGTATTAGACATGACAAGAAAAGATTATATTAAGATAGCAAGCGTTTTAAAGACTGCTAACAATAACAGAGACCATTACGCTATAGATGATGTATTTAATATATTAATTGATGATATGTGCAATATATTAAAAGCAGATAATAACAGATTTGATGTAGATAAATTTATAAACTATATAGAAGGTGAATAACATGAAAGATAGATATAATCTAAAATTTAAGTGGACAGTATCAAAAGCGGTTAATACTTACGGCTATAATATTTGTTCGTTGTTTGTTAACGGTCAAAAGGTCAGTAGCTGTAATGGTGGGGGATATGATATGAAAGGTACTTGCCTTGGTGATTGGATAGAAAGAGAGTTTAAAGATGAACTTTTACAATTAAAAGATAATTTTTATGGCTTAACTTTTCATAATCCAAATTGGCAACCGCCTCAAGAAATAATTAAAAGAGAAGAAGAAGGAAAAAGTTTAGGCTTAGAAAGATATCAAGACTTTTATAAACAATCTAGTGATCTGCCAACAGAAAAACATACAATACCTGTCATTGACGGGGCTTGTGGTGTTACCAGCGTTGAAAAGATACTTAAAGCGGTTGGTTATCAAAATTCTTGTATTGATTATGACAGCGGTATTTATTTAATTGAGAGGTGTTAGAAATGAAAGATTACAATTATAAATTTAACAAGGAAGGCCAATTGAAATATAAGATTATTGCAAATGATAAGAACAAAGGTATTATCTTTGCGGAAAATCTTATTATGTTTTTAACTGTGCTTTCTGTTTTGGGTGGTGTCTTTTATTTATTGATTAAATAGAATACTTTTTATTAACTAATACAAGGCGGTATTAATTACCGCCTTTTTTATTGCCTCTAATTTATTAGATCAATTATAAGGCGTTTTAAGAGCATATCTTTATATATGTATACTAATGCATCAACTAAGATTTTAAATGCAATATAAAGCCTTACAATGCTTTTTATATTTTTCTTTCTTGCTGGTGGCGGTGTTGTTGCTGGTGTTTTGTTGATCTTGTTTTTTTAATCTTTATATTTTTTTTGATCTTGATTTTTTTCTATTAATTATAAATTTGCCTCAAAACACTATTTGCCTTAAAACACTATTTGCCTTGAATATAAATTTGCACCTAAACAAAATTTGCACCTAATATAAATTTGCCTTAAATAAGTATTTGCCTTTAGTAGTTGACATATAATGTATTTGCATATATATTTATTTATACATTATACAAGTAAGGAGGTTTAATGTGAGTAATGTATTTAAAATAAAGGTGAATCATGAGTGAGAGGTTGAGCAAATATCATTGTGAGTATTGTGGTGAGCAATATCCAGAAACGGAAGATGGAGACTTTACATTTATTGAAGTCAACATAAGACCATATGACTTATTTTGTTGTGAATCTTGTGTAAATAATCACATACAAGATATAGAAAATTATAAGTGGTCTGATTGGGATGATGGCAAAGGACTTGAAGATTTTTACAAAGATGAAATTAAAAATAATTGGATTGGTTTTCCTTTTAAAATAGTATCAGCAGATAATCTGCAAGTTATAGAGGAAAAAAAAGTTGAAGAGGTGAATGATGAGTAAATTTATATTTAACGAAAAAGAAATGACTTTCTTTCAAAAAGACAAACCTAATGGGTGGTGTATTGTTTTAGGAATAACAGGAGATTGTTCTGGAACAAAAAATATGGGCAAGTTTACTGAGTTTCAAGTTTCTAATGGAACAGCTGGTAATCGTAGTGAAAGTAGCGACCATTATTTTTTAGACGACGCTATGCAAGAGTGTATTAAATTTAACAAAAGATATCCAATTGAGGAGGTGAATGATGAGTAAATATTGTTGGGAAAATGATACATGGGCAGAATTATGCATCGTTGTTTATTAGATTTGCTTTAGCCAAACCTTCGTTTAATGCGTCTAATCATTTGTTTATTGATTTCTTTATACATGTTGTTCTTTACAACTTTGTGAGATAGCTTAAAGAAGTCAATAAACTTTCTATGCTGAATAAATGGCGTGAAGGCTACTAGAAGCTTTAAACCTTCACGTCCTTTTTTGCCTGTTCTTTCCCACACACCATATCTCTTAGAGCCTTTACCTTTTGGTACACCAACAAACCTACTACCCTTTCTGCTAGATACTTTTGTTTTATCAATTCTTTTTAACAGACCTTTTTGCGTAACTATATTACCAAAAGCATTAACTCTTTCTTTACCTTCACCAGCAGGTGATGGATAGCCTTGCCTTCTTGCTGGCTCATTATCACCTGTATATAAATAATATAAAAACTTAGTAGCATAACTTTTAACTCTCACAGTCGCAGATAGTTGATTTTTTTTAGGTTTAGCAAATTTACTCATTACTATTGCTGTGTAAGTAGTCTTTCTGTGTTTAGAATTTTGCTCAAACAATTTTTGCCTTTGTGCATTGACAACCTTAGCGCCTGTAAAGTTTATGCCTTCAGACATAACTTTTAAAAAATCTTTCTTTTGCAACAAGTTCATTTTTTTTTCTATGTCTTTTAAGTTTGTTTTTATTTGTATATCCATTTATAAATTTGCCCAATGGGATTTGCCTTGAAATTTAAGGCCATACTCTTTTGCTTTTTTCAATATAGTAAATTTGCTTTTACCTGTAGACAAAGCTACGTCATTTACTGATTTGCCTTTGTCTATATAGCTTTTAAGTATTTGCCTTTCAAGTTTCATAAATTTTTATAATAATCTATCAATTCTTTATAATAAAAATGTCCTTTTTCTAAACACTCTATATTACTTCCTTTAAACTTATGCCTATGTAAATACTTTATAATATTACCTTCTAAATAATAAGGAAAGCCTGAGCCTAATTGTTGTCTTATATAATCCAAACATTCTACTTTACCTTTATTGTAATGTGGTGGTTTATTTACCATGTCTGCCATTTTTAATCCTCCTAATAATTTCACGTTTACATTTAATTCTTAACTTTGCATTTGCCCTTTCACTTTTCATTATTTTCTCTAACTCTTGATAAGATGTATTCTTTATATAAAAGTGTTCTGTTGTGTATTTGCCTGTCTTTCTGTTGTAAGTTTTTACACTTGGTTTTAGTTTTGTTGGCATCTTTAAATATTTTGTCCCAATTCTTATCTATCTTTTTTTTATCTTCTTTTCTGCGCTTACTACCTTTGCCCATTATTTTTTAATGCAAAAAATTCCGCACTCAAAGTCATAATTTTTTAAATCTCTTCCCTTTGCATCTACTGGCAATTCATCTAAAAATATTCTCTTACCCTTATGTCTTACAAGTTTAGCACCTAAATCTCTTGAAGTTTTGCATCTTGCATTAAATACATCAGGAAATGTCTTTCTAACTAAATTCCAATAAGTAGGCGATGATGCTTTTACACATCCAATACAGTTAGCATTTGGATAACCAAAAGAATATATCTCTGGTAATTTTATACCTTCAGCTAATAAAATATCAAAACAACCTTGTTTAGTTATACCTTCATCAACTAATGGCGTAAGTAATGTTTGATTATTAGTCTCGCTAAATCTCTTTGCTCGTTTTTCTTCGTCAGCAGTAAAACCTAAAACAATATAATCAGTTGGGTTTTTTATTTCCCAAACCTGTCTAGCGTTTCTTTTTAAATGCAATGTACATGGAGCGCCAAAATTGCCAGACATAAACTTTCTTTCTTCCCATACTGTTTGACAAGATGCGTCAGGAAATTTGGGGTTTAAAGCAAATTCAATTTGCACACCCAACCATTCTTCAATATCTTTTAGAAACCTTTTATTGTCTGGATGTTCTTCTTTTATTGGGTTGTTGACAATTTTTATAGTGTTGTCTCGGCCATAAAGTTCAATAGTTTTTTTAGCAGCTACTGCACTTGCAGCACCGCAACTAAACCAAACTGTAATTGTTTTATTTAACATGGCGCACTTTTTCAAAATTTGCATCTCCAAAAGATTTTGTAAGACTTTCTTTAATTTGCATTAAATCTGTTGGTATCATTCTAAATAATTCTTGCATACTAAAAAAGACTGCATCAGCATCTAAATTATAATTTTTTATCATATTTGCCTTTTCATCATCATAATCACAGACTAAAGCATATTTGCCTTTGTCATAATCATAACACCTAATTTGCGGTTGCAATTCACAAAAGCCATTTGCCTTTATACTTGCTTCAAGTGAATCGTAAGCTCTATACATCATTTCGATCATTCTGATTTGTCTTTTTGCATTTTTCTTATGTAATGCTTCTTTTAATAACATATTTGCCTTTGTATATTTAATTTCTAAATTTACACCAACCATTTTATAAATTCTCTTTTTGCTTCCAAATTTGCAGAAAAAATCTTTTTCGTACTTTCTCAATATCTTTATTGCAATTTGCACATCTTTGTCTAGTTGGGTATTCATATTATTAATTATGCGATCATTAGTTTAGGTGTTTAGGTGTTCCTATAGGAACACACCTACACCCACCTAAAATAATTAATGATTTGCACCTAAACATACCTAACTTACACCTAACCTACACCTAATCAAACTTAGGAGCTAATTTTGCATATTCTTTATGTTGATAACCTTTATATGGAACATGCTTTACTAATTCTTTATTTTTTAACTCTTGTAACCTATCCTGTATAGAGCCTTTTGTCATATCTTTATCATTATCTTTTATTCTGCCAACAAGATCATCAGCTAAATACAATTTACACTCTGGCTCATCAGGATCATCAATCTTTGCCAACTCTAACAATGCATTTAAAACTATTTGCTGTTTATCAGTTATTTCTAAGCTTAGTGATTCATGTGGCATATCTTCTTCATCAACTGCTATTAACACCGCAGATTTTTTGTCTTTGTCTTTTCCTAAATCAGCTACAGTCTGCATCTTAAAATTTAATGTTGGCATATTCATATCTTCTTTGTTAAGTGTCTGTGTCATCTTTACATACATAACTTTGTCCTCTACTCCTAAAAAATCACCATCAGCCTTTTTATCTTTTCTTTCTATAAAAAATTCAGCATCTACAGACGCAGGTAGTACGCTTGATCCTCTACCTCTTCTAATACCATTACTCTTAGCGCCAGCGTGTCCTGTGTGATGTATCAGAACGATACAAGCGCCTGTTTCAAACTTTAATCTGTCTATCTTGCTAATAAAATTATTCATATCAGAAGTACTGTTCTCATCACCACCACCAAAGTTTCTTTGCAAAGTGTCAATAATTATTAACCCTAATTTACCAAACTCCTTTTTGCTTTGTTGCGACTTCTCTAAAATATCATCGTAATCTTCATCATCTAATATTCTTGCAGGCCTATTACTTACTCTAAAATTTGCACCTTTTAGATTTGCATCAAAATGTTTTTCCCAAGCTAATATCCTTTTAAATATAGACTTTTCTCCTTCTCCACAAAAATACAATACACCTGATTTACTTGTATCGTATCCATACCAATTTTTGCCTGTAGCTGTAGCAAGCATCATTGAGATACCAATAAATGATTTACCTGCTTTTGGCTCTGCATAAATACTTACAACTGTTTCTTTCTCTGCAATCTTGTCTATCAACCATTCTGGCGGTCTGTCATTTGCTTCCATCTCAGAATAAGACAACAACTCAAATTCATTATTAGAAACATAACGTAAGTTGTTTTGCATATATGCCAACAAGTCATTACTATTTGCAAAATCATTTCTAACATTTGCATCCCATAAATCATCCTTGTCAGCAAAACTTTCTGGTGGATTTACAATTTTTACGACACAACCATTCTTCTTAAGATGCTTATACAACTTATCAGCACAATCAAAGCCAGCCTTATCATTGTCAGGCCAAA